AACATAGACTCTTCAACTACACATCAAGTTCATACAGCACCAACTATGAAACAAGCAGAAGAGGTTTTATCACCAATAAGAACATCTATAACTAGAGCTAGAGGACCTTTATTTAAGTTTTTAACAGAAGGTTCTATTAATAATACTACTGGATCTAAAGCAGATAGAGTTAAATTAGCATCTACAAAGAAAGGTATAGAAAACTTTATAACTGGTTCTTTGTTAGAAATTAAACCTATGACTATTGATAAACTTCAAGGTTTAAACAGTAGAATTAATACTGTAGATGAATGGTTATCAGGAGATGTTAAAGAAGATGTTATAGGTGCGTTAGAGCAAGGTGCCTCTAAGAATGATGACTATTTAATAGTAGCAGTTAGTTCTGAAGGTACAGTTCGTAATGGTCCTGGTGACACTATCAAAATGGAATTATCAGATATACTTAAAGGTGAGTATAATAACCCTCATGTTTCTATATGGTGGTATAAATTAGATAGTATAGATGAAGTATCAGATCCTAATATGTGGGTAAAAGCAAATCCAAATTTAGGAAAGATTGTAAGTTATGAAACTTATCAATTAGATGTAGAAAGAGCAGAGAAAGCACCTGCCACAAGAAATGATATTCTTGCAAAAAGATTTGGTATACCTATGGAAGGTTATACATATTTCTTTACTTATGAAGAAACATTAAAACATAAGAAAAGAGATTTTTGGCAAATGCCTTGTTCTCTTGGTGCAGACTTATCTCAAGGAGATGACTTTTGTGCTTTTACATTCTTATTTCCATTATCTGGAAGTGCTTTTGGTGTTAAAACAAGAAATTACATAACAGAAAGAACATTAGATAAATTATCTCCAGCTATGAGACTTAAATATAATGAGTTCATAGAAGAAGGTAGTTTAATTGTTATGAATGGAACTGTTTTAGATATGATGCAAGTATATGAAGATCTAGATAATCATATTATTGAAAGAGGCTATGATGTTAGATGCTTTGGATTTGACCCATATAATGCAAAAGATTTTGTAGAAAGATGGGAAAGAGAAAATGGACCATTTGGTATAGAAAAAGTTATACAAGGAGCTAAAACTGAATCAGTTCCGTTAGGTGAATTAAAGAAATTAGCTGAAGATAGAATGCTTATCTTTGATGAAGAACTTATGACATTTACTATGGGAAATTGTATTACTTTAGAAGATACTAATGGTAATAGAAAACTTTATAAGAAACGTTATGATCAAAAAATAGATGCTGTAGCAGCTATGATGGACGCATATGTTGCTTATAAATTAAACAGAGAAGCTTTCGAATAGAAAGGATGATAATAATGTGGACTTATAATAATACAGATGAGTTATACCATCATGGTATACTTGGAATGAAGTGGGGTGTTAGACGTTACCAGAATAAAGATGGTAGTTTAACAGAAAAAGGAAAAAAGAAATTATCGAAGACTATTGAATATAATAGATCACGTGATAAGCTTGCTGATATGGTTTATGGTATAAAAAATAAAAAAGCAAGAAAAGAAGTATTATCTTATTTACGTGATGAACCATTAGAAACTGATACTATAACATCGCAAAATAAATTTAGTAAAAATAAATTATCTAATAAAGAAATTAAAAAAATAGTTAATCAACAAGTAAAAGTTCAAGGATTATTAAGAGATAATTTAAAAGAAATACAAAAAGGACAAAAAATAATAAATAAATATAACATATTTTATGATAAACCATCTATTACATGGAGAAGATTTCAAGATCAAGAAGAAATGAATGATTGGTATAAAGCTTTTAGATAAAAATAGGAGGTATAACATGTGGCAATATAATTATACAGCTATTGATGATAGTGAATATTTAAAACATTATAAATATATTAGAAAAGAAATAAGAAATGGTCATACATATTATATTTATGACGATAGCGAATATAAGCAAAATGCTGAAAAAGCAGATTCCGCTAGAAAAATACATGATCAAATGATAAAAAAGGGTTATACTGATAAATATGGTAATCATCATTTTTATAATGAATTTAAAATAGGAAAAGATAAAGAACATGTATATAAAATAAGGGATTATACTCCTAAACAATCAAAAAAAGATATACAAAACGAATCTACAGATAATGCAGCAAAAAAAGTTTATAAAGAACATGATAAACAAGTAAAAAAAGATAGATTAAGAAAATTACATGCTAAAGGATTAGCTAAAGTTTCTGATATATTAAGAAGATTAAGAAAAGACTAAAACATAATAAGGAGGTATAACAATGGAATTAAAACTTGGTTCCAGAATTAAGAATGCATGGAATGTATTCCGAAATAAAACTCCTATAATACCATATGAATATTCTGGTTCATATTATAGACCAGATAGAGTAAGATTGTCTAGAGGTAATGAAAGAACCATAGTAACAGCTGTATTTAACAGAATAGCTATAGATGTCTCAGCATTAAATGTTAGAGAATGTCAATTAGATGATAATGATCGATTAGTTAAATATATGGATACAGATTTAGATAGATGTCTAACAGTTGAAGCAAATATAGATCAAACAGGAAGAGCGTTTATACAAGATGTTGTAATGTCTATGTTTGACGAAGGATGTGTTGCTATAGTTCCAGTAGATACAACTAGTAATCCTGAAAAAGGTTCATGTGACATATTAACTATGAGAACTGGACAAATTACTCAATGGTATCCAGACTCAGTTAAAGTTAATGTATATAATGATAGAACTGGTAATAAAGAAGAAATTATAATGAAGAAAACTGATGTAGCAATAGTAGAGAATCCATTATTTGCTGTAATGAATGAACCAAATTCTACTTTACAAAGATTAATGAGAAAATTAGTATTGCTTGATTCTGTTGATGAACAATCAAGTTCTGGAAAATTAGATTTAATAATTCAATTACCATATACTATCAGATCAGAGTTAAGAAAAGAACAAGCAGAAAAAAGAAGACAAGATATAGAGAACCAATTAATGGGTTCAAAATATGGAATTGCTTATGCAGATAGTACTGAGAAAATTACTCAGTTAAATAGACCATTAGAGAACAATCTAATGAAACAAATTGAATACTTAACGAGTATGCTATATAGCCAGTTAGGTATAACACAGGAGATCTTAGATGGTACTGCTAATGAACAAACAATGTTAAATTATTATTCTCGTACTATTGAACCTATCATTTCTACTATTACAGAAGAAATGACAAGGAAATTTTTATCAAAGACTGCTATTACTCAACACAAAACAATTACTTATTTCAGAGATCCATTTAAACTAGTACCACTTAACAACATAGCAGATATAGCTGATAAGTTTACTAGAAATGAGATTTTATCTTCAAATGAAATAAGACAAATAATCGGTATTAAACCTTCAGATGACCCTAAGGCAAATACTTTGAATAATAGTAATATAAGACAGCCTTTGTATGATGAGTCAGTATATGAACAATATCCTGATGAATCACAACCTGAGTATTCTGCACCAGAAGAATACACAGACCAATAATTTTTAAGAAAGGAGTATTCAAAATGGAGTATGATTTTAGTGGTTGGGCTACTAGAAATGATATCCAATGTTCTGATGGTCGTACAATAAAAAGAGATGCCTTTAAACAAAATAATGGTCAAGAAGTTCCATTAGTATGGAATCACCGTCATGATGATCCTAATGAAGTTTTGGGTCATGCTTTATTAGAAAATCGAGAAGATGGTGTTTATGCTTATTGTAAGTTTAACAACACAGAATCAGGAAATGTAGCTAAAGAATTAGTTCGTAATGGTGATGTAAATCAATTATCTATTTATGCTAATAAACTAAAAACTTCTATGAATAATGTTATTCATGGTTGCATAAGAGAAGTTAGTTTAGTATTAGCTGGAGCTAATCCTGGAGCTTATATTGATTCAGTTGTAATCCATAGTGATGATGGTACAGAAGAGGAAGAGGCTATCATTTATACAGAAGAACATATCGCTGTTCAAGATGAATCTGAAGTTCCTTCTGAAGAATCTACAGAAGAAAAAGTTGAAGAAATAAAACCAGAACCTGTAGAAGAAGTTAAAGAAGAACCAAAAGAAGAAGTTGTTGAACATGCAGATACTGATAAAAAGGAGGATATGATGGAAGAGACAGAAGTAAAAGAAGTAGAAGTAAAGAAAGAAGAACCAGCTAAAGAAGAAACAGTAGAAGAAGTATTTAATACTTTATCAGACAAACAAAAAGATGCAGTTTATGCAATAGTAGGACAAGCTATTGAAGATGCTAAAAATGATGAAGAAGATGGAGGAGAAGAAATGAAACATAACGTATTTGAAAACGAAGAAAATAATGAAGTATTACAACATTCAGAAATATTAGGTGATGCTATAAAAGATATTAAAAGATATGGATCTTTAAAAGAAAGTGTTATTGAACATGCAGCTATTAATAATATCACAGATATAGATAAATTATTCCCTGAACCAACAGCTGTAAATAAAGAACCAATTATGATCGAAAGAGATAATTCTTGGGTTGCTAAAATTATGAATAAAACAAAACATACACCATTCTCAAGAGTTAAATCAACATTAGGAAGAATGACAGAACCACAAGCAAGAGCTAAAGGTTATGTTAAAGGAAATCAAAAAGTAGATATTCAAATGGCTGCTTTAAACAGAGTAACATCTCCAACAACAATTTATATTAAAAATGAAATAGATAGAGATGATGTAGTAGATATTACAGATTTTGATGTAGTAGCATGGCAAAAGAAAGAAATGAGAAAAGAATTAGATAAGGAATTAGCTAGAGCTTTCTTATTAGGTGATGGAAGAGATGTTTCTGATCCAAACAAAATTAATGAATTAAACATTATTCCAATAGCAAAAGATGTTGCTACATATACAATTAATTATACAGTTACAGATGGAAGAGATTATGATAGCAAGAAATCAAATGATTCATTTGAAAAAGGTATCATAAGAGCAGCATTAAAAGCTAGAAAAGGATATCAAGGATCTGGAAAACCAACATTCTTTACAACAGAAGATTGTTTAACAGATATGTTATTAATTGAAGACTTAAATGGTCATAGATTATATAATTCAGAAAACGATTTAGCATTAGCTTTAAGAGTTGATGAAATTGTTACTATTCCAGTTATGGAAGAAGAAGCTTATGCTGATATCGTAGGTATTATTGTTAATATGGCTGATTACACAGCAGGTGCTGATAAAGGTGGATCAATCAACATGTTTGATGACTTTGATATCGATTACAACCAAATGAAATATTTAATGGAAACAAGATGTTCAGGAGCATTAGTACAACCACATTCAGCTATTGTATTAAAGAAAGTAGTTAACGCACAACCAGAAGGCTAATAAAAATTAGGAGGAAATTATTATGGCTAGATTTTGTGGAAAAATAGGTTTCTTTACAACAGTAGAAACAGAGCCAGGAATATGGGAAGAACAAATTGTTGAAAAAACATATTATGGTGATATTACTAGAAATATTAGTAGATATCAACAAACTGAAAATGTTAATGGTGACATATCTATTAATAATACAATAAGTATTCTAGCAGATCCATATGCCACTAATAATTTTCAGTATATGAGATATGTGATATTTAATGGTGTTAAATGGCATATAACTAGTGCTGAGGTTGAATATCCTAGAATTATATTAAGTATAGGAGGTTTGTATAGCGAAGATGAAGAGTAGACTAGAATTACAATCTAAATTAGAAGAAATGTTAGGATCTAGACATGTTTATTATCAACCACCAGAAAATTTAAAAATAGAATATCCAGCGATTATATATTCAGTAAACGATTATATAAACATTAATGCTGATAATATTAAATATCACAATAGAATACAATATCAACTTATTGTAGTTGATAAAAAACCAGATAATGAAGTGATAAAGAAGTTATTGGATTTACCTTTAACTTCTTTTGACCGTCATTATTCTTATAACAATTTAAATCATGA